TCGTTTCTGTTGTCTTCTGTTTTGCCTGCCTCTTTTCCGTTGTCATTTCTGCGTGTTGTTTTATCTCGTAATCTAAGCGCGTAGTTTTGCTCATAATTTAAGCATATAGTTTTTTATCGTTTTTTTTGTTGTTCGGCGTGTCGTGTTTGGTGTGTGTTTGCCGAGGCATGGTGGCCGCTAGACGTAGAAAAGCCCCTCTCCTAGCAGTGCTAGGAGAGGGGCGAGTTTGATTCTCACACCTCAGGAATTAATCAGTTTTGGCGTAGTGGGTTGTATGCTACTCCGAACCCGCCGGCGATGATGCCGGCCGCGGTGCTGATGAATCCGCCGATGTCGGCATGTCCGAAGCTCATGAGTCCCAAGCCAGCCACGGATGCGACTAAAGCGATGATGTAGATGATGGTGCGCACGGTATCGCTGAAGACTGGCGTGTAGCCGTCTGCGTGCTTGGTCTTGTCTATGTCCGCTCTCCAAGCGTTGAGCACTTTGTCAATGTCGGTGTTGGATAGTTTTGTGACGTTCAGCGTAGCGTCCGTTGTTGGGTCGATTACCGTGTTGGTGGCGATGAAGCCGCCGACGCTGGTCACGTCGGCGGTGTTGCCGACGCTGGTCACGTCGGCGGTGTTGCCAACGCTGGTGACGGCGGCGGTGTTGCTGATGCTGGCCACGTTGGAAGTGTTGCCGACGTTGATAACGGTGTTGGTATTCCGGTTTGTCATAATTCTTTCTTTCATTTACTTCAAGGCTTCTTCAAGTCGGGTGGCCCATGGTGCGGTCTTGCTTCCTAGTGTGAAGCACGGCAAGGTGCGCCCGCACTGTTTGGCAACCATTTGTAGGGCCTCGACTTGGTCCGGGTGTGTCAGATTATGGAGACGCTGGCCGTCAAAATAGACCAAACGGTTTTCTCCATTGGGCTGGATAATACACTGCATCATATTCTCCTCATCAGTGTCAGTGGTTACTTGTAATAGTTGGTTTGCTTTGTTGATTACATAGTTGACGTCAAGGCCATTGACGGCCCTGTCGGGGCAACCGTAGTGGTCGGTGCCGGGTATCTCGCGGTGCAGCCACACGTTGCCGTTGAGTCCGTCGTGCCACAGGCGTTCCCAGCCTTGACGGCGCGCGATATCGGCGCACAGGCGGGCCGAAGCGTCCATGCACGCGCGTGTACAGGGCACGCCGGCCATGCCGCCTTGGTGTTCGATGCTTACGGTGCTGTTGTTGCTCGCATAGTTTGCGTCGCTCCAACTGCCGTTGCTCTCGCTCACGTACTGGTGTATTTCGCCGTTGCCTCCGATGCCGTAGTGAGCTGAAGCGCCTCCGGCGCGTTGAAAAACGCTGTCGGTGCCGGCGAGGGTGCCGACCATGATGTGTAGGGTGATGTGGCTTATGGCGTAGCCGTTGCGCCCGTTGTAGTGATTGGGGGACCCTATCCATGTAGTGCCGTTCATGGTTACTCCCTAATCTTCTTTGCCATTGTTTTCCTTCTTGTCGATTTTGAAAATATTGAGAATATTTGATTTGGATAGTTCGGGGTTGATTTTTATGCAGTTTTCCATGATTGACGTGATTTCAATCAGACAAATACCTGCACATGCTGGCGTGAATACGGGTAATTCGATTCCGAGATTGATGTAGTCCGAACCGTATTCCACGATTAACGTCACGCAAATTATCGCAAGGTAGGCGAATTTGTGCCCGAGCCCCTGTCTCATTCTCTCACTGGACAATTCGCCGTGCATGATTGCGTTTACTACGCCGGTCACGTAATCGATGGTCGCCAATAGAGACACAATGCCGATAACGATCAATTCATGCGTTGTCATGAATATTCCTCACTTCCTCATACCTGATTGTTGTAGCAAGCCGCCAAGAATCATACTGAATTCTGCTTTGATTTGCGGTGTTTCAAAACGTAACCGTCCAACTCGATATGCGTTCAATATTTTCTGCGTCATGTCATCGGAACGTTTGAGCATGATGCAATCATTATCGACCAGTCGGTAATCAAACGTAAAATCCCTAGTGATTCTCGGCTGTTTTTTGGTAATGATATATAGTACCTCGTCGGTGTCGCTTAATTGTTGATATACGTTGAAAATACCGTATTCAGTGGTCCTCAATGTGAACGTATAGCCGGCGTCGTTAAAATCACTGATAAGGGTATTGGCGTTATCCCTAAAATCATTATTGATTGCATAATTCGCATAATTTTCGTCATATTTGCGTAGGAACGTGCCGAATTTGGATGTGGCCACCTTGGCGCTGAACCCGCCATAATCAGCTAATTCCACCACAATAAAGCCATCGCAATACCGTTGGTATTGCGTGTGATTATCCATTTGCGGCTTAAGATTGATGTTGAATGCGCTGAAATACGGGTTAGCGAGGGTCACGGCGTTACTGCACATGATGACACGAACCCTATCATTCCACCGGTCAACGGTATTGTAGAATTCCTCAAGCGCCGTAACCTCTCCTCCAAGGTAACGCATGTTGTCGGGAAAAATCTCGTCAAAAACTATCGTTCGCACATTGGGGTATGCAACTGATTTGACTTGTCCGGCCTGACTGAGGGCAATAAAATAGCCCATGATATGCCATGTTGGGCGTGTCTTGCCGTGCTTGTCCGTGGTGGCGTCCCTATCATCCAGCCAGTGACATTCGGCCTGATTTCCCGACACGCGGAACTCCAATTCCGGGTATCGCTCCGCGATGTCCGCAAACCACGTGCCCTTGTTTTTCTGTTCCTCCGCCGTCCGGCGTAGATAGATGAACTGCCACCGTTTTTTAATCCAGTCGCCGATGACCAGTTTTTTGGCACCGTAGGTTTTGCCGAGGCCGCGAGCGCCGATTACGAACATCCAAGGCGCATGATAGGATAGCACGCGCCCGTAATCGTAATAATCGCCTTCGCCTAGCAGCTTCTCCATAATATCCATTATATCATACGATAGTGACAGACCGGTAGATATACCGGTCCGTCGTTGTGTCAGAAGTTCGGCGGCGCGCTGGTGCCATCCCACACATTCAGGAGCGAATAGGCGGTGTTGTAGCGTGTCCCGTATGGTCCGAACGGGGATGTATTGAGGATATTGTTATACAGTTGTGCAAGTGATGAGGAATGCGGCACGTTCAACGCGCCTGCCGGGCTTTGGTGATAAGCGCAAGTCCACAGTATCTGCATTTTTGCATCATCATACGTCTGCGGGTAGCTCTTGTAATCCTGTGCGAACTGATTACGCTGGCCTTGCCGTGATTCCGTGCGCCGCGCCCACGTCCGGAATGCCGCAACCTCGCTGCCGGTCATCGCTCTGTTGAAGGTGCCGCCTGATTCCATGAGCGCGGCGATACTCGGCGCGGCGGCGGCAAACGCCTCATATCCTACAGCGTCCACCGCCCTCATCGCGTTCAAGACCTGCAAACGGCGTCCGAAACTCCACTGTGCGATGCCGATACCCTGATTATTTGATTCGACCGCATCCCAGCGCAATGATGACTCAACGGTGCCGATGACATAGAGCGCGTATGAACTTTTCCCGTCGCCCACACTTGGCGTGCCCTGACCTTGGTCGGCGTCCGGCTGACCCGTGCCGCCGCGATACACCCAAGTCTGGGCGCTTGCCTTATAGAAAATGGCCTGCGATGATGTCGTGCCCGAACCACTGTGGTATACGAGATTGTCGCCCTGCAATTGAATCCACGCGGAGATATCGCCGTCCACACTCACTCCCGGATTATCGCCGCCCGTCGGATTATCACCGGATTCCGGCGGTTCCGGCAATGCCGTGGGATGCAGATAGCCGAGTAGTTGCGAACCTTTCATAAGCGGCAAAGTCCGATGCACGGCGGGTGTCGGGTTTTGGGTCAACACGTCGATACCATCCCCTTGGATACCGCCCCACACGATGGCTACGTGACTGCCGGGGTAGTTTTGACTGCCGAACCTCCAAAACACGACATCGCCCATGCCGGGCGTATAATTGGCGTCCTTTTTCTCGAAAACGCGCCCCACGGCGGACGTGGTAGGGAACATGGTGTAATTGCCGTCCGCGTAACCTGTCGGGGTGATGCAATCACCTAACGACAGATTGTAATTATCCATACAGTACTTTGCCCATAAGTCCCAGCATTGGGCACCGTAAGCCCCGTCCATATCCCAATATTGGTTCTGGGTTCGCTCCAACCATGCCTGCACGTCTACCATGATATTAGTATACCCCGTCCGGCGTACCGGACGGGGTATGTTTCACGTGAAACATGATTATCATAAACAATACTATACCCCACGGCAGTAAGCCGTGGGGTATGGGATTGGTGAGTATTGTCAATCACTGATAAAATATGACAAACTTCCCGAAATATTCAAATCTGTTTGCGTTGCGGCTTGCGGGCCTGTCTGGAATACATACGGAATCCCCGGGGTGTTGATACCAAAAAGAAGATGTGCCGGCACGGTATTCCCTGCCCCGACGAAAACATCGAGAATCTGCCTTATGTCTCCGGTTGGTCTGTATTGTTCCGGAATGGCCGTTTCTGCCCCATTCCAACCGGCAGTCCAATCTGTCGCGTCGCCGGTTACGGCAATATTCAGCGTGACAAGCCTTGTCAGGGGAGAAAAGTAGGCTGTGTAGTCAATTTTTGCGCCGTAAACGTTATCGGTAGAGTGATATACTCGAATCGGGGCGACTCCATTTTTCTTCAGTGCATCCAAAGACGAGCTTACTGTCGATATACTGGAGGCGTTGTCGCTAATCCGGTTGTCAAGCGTTTTTGCGGTCCCCGCATATCCTCCCTGCTTGGTAAAAGTCGTATCGGACTGCGCTTTGGTGTACACGTTCGCCGCATCCGCCTTGCCGCTCACAGTGTCGGATAGCGTGGACACCTTGCCCTGCAATGCCGTCAACGCCGTGTTTTCCGCCTTACCGTTGATGGTGGACATCAGGTTTTGCGCCGTGGGTACCGACGTGACGCCGAGCGCGTTGAAGTACGATTCCTGTTTGGCGATGTCGGTCTTGTTGGCCTGTGCAAGCTTTGCCGCGTTGTCGGCGGATTCCTTTGCCTTCTGTGCCGCCGTGTTCGCGTTGTTTGCCGCCGCCGTCGCCGTGGTGGTGTTGGTTGCGTTGGTGTACATTTGATTGTCGATTTTCGTCATGGCGTCGGTGAAGTCACCGCGCCATGACGGGCGGTCGTTTGGATTGTCGCCAAACGTCGGCAGATTATAATGCCCGGTATGCTGTGTAGTAGACATTGCTGTTCCTTTCTATTTCGCGGCGTGGCCGACGCGGACGATGCCGTTCGCGTCCACATACATGTTGTCTAATTGTTTGACTGTCAACCCCAATGTGCTCGGCTGGCTTGCGGTTTTCGGTGCTTTTGCGTCAATCTCGGTTTTAAGCGATTGTGCGGTGTTGGTGTTGGAGAGTCCTCCCAATTGCAAATAGCGTTGGTCGGCTGCTGTCTGTGTAATACCCGTGTTTCCGGCAACGTCTTGGATGGCATCGGCGTTCTTCTTCATCTGCGCGTCGATTTTCGCCATGTCCCCATTATAGTCGCCCGACCATGTAGGCCGGTCTTCCGAGGCGAACTGCGATAAATCGTAATTGGCGGTATGGCTAGTTGCGGTCATAATGTCTCCTTACTGTTGACCTGCTATAATGATATTGGAATTGTTGGCGTATGATTCATCATATTGTTTGGCTGTAAGGCCGGTTGTCGGTGGGGATATTGTCGCCAGTTTGGATTCAAGCGCGGCGACACGTTGTGTCAATGATCCCACGGTGGACAGCGGTGCAAGTTTATCCCAGTTTGACCATAAGCCCCCCGAGTTAACGCTAGACCGGAAATACACGCCGCCTACGTTGTGAAAGTCCCCTATGATTCCGACCTGAGAGATGATTGTGCTCCCGGCGTTGTGGGCTACAATCAACGCGCCTCTCATGTCTCCAGAAGGCGCTGGTCCGTGGGCGATGTCTGCACGCAATTCATAAAACCCTGCTTCCAACGCCTTATTGCAATCCCCGTCAGCCCAATATCGATATGGGAATACTGCGGTGCCTTGTTTGTCAGCCGCCTTGTATATGGCCGCGTCGATTTTCGCCATGTCCCCATTATAGTCGCCCGACCATGTAGGCCGGTCTTCCGAGGCGAACTGCGATAAATCGTAATTGGCGGTATGGCTAGTTGCGGTCATAATGTCTCCTTGGTTTCAAAATTGGCGACGGTCGGATTGCGTTCGACGTAGCGCGCATCGGCTTCCGTCTGCGTGATAAACGACATGTCGGCGGGCGGATTCTCGGGCATGCTCTTGCCGTAGGGGAATTGCGAACGTCCGGGAAAATCGCCGGGAACGCAATTATCCACGGCAGTGGCGCGTAAGTCGTACTCGCGTGCGCCAAGCGCAAGCCCATCGTATTCCTGCGCGGTCAACCGCATGTTGTCATAGTCGCCCCAGAACAATCCGTGATTGCGCGCATTGTCATACATGCCGCCAAGCACGTCCCCGAGCGGCTGTGTGGTGCCGTACACCGGGGAGGTTGCCACGCCCTGCTGTTCCATCTCGTGAATCAGGGCCAGCAGTTCCGCGCGCAGGTCGGACATAGCCTTGTTGATTTGCGCCACGGTATCCGCAAGTGCCTTGTCCACGGATGCCGCGAGGTCAGTGGTGGTCTCTTCCAGCTTGCTCAAATCGCATTGGAGGGTATCGAGATTATGTCGTAGGCATTCGATCAACTGCAACGCGGTCAATCCGTCCCGATACGTGAACGGAACCGAGGTGGGTATCCCGTCGAACAAGCGTTGTCGTGGGATTAAAGCGTTAATGGCAACCATGATTACTCCCATTCTTCATAGTTATGGCAGTTGCTGAAAATTGTATCATAAGACCCCCATACCTGCATGAAACACGGTTCGAGGCTCCGCACGATTTCCATGTCCACGTTGATGATGGCCTGTCGGTACTCCTGTATCAGGCTCATGGCGGACTGGGAGCGGCCCGACGTGTGGGATTTGGTGCTCCCGTCCGTGGCGTCGTGTTGCCATTCCGTGCTGGATGTACTATGGGACTGAGAAGAGGTGTCTTGTGTACTATGGCTACTGCCGTCCGTATCCGCTTGCGCCTGATTGGCATGAGTCGCGTATCGAGCAAAATCACCTTGCACGCCGGTTGCGGGCACTTCCGAGTCGTAAGACTGGGACTTGGTGCTACTTGAGCTGGTGCCGTCCGAGGAGCTTCGGGTCGCACTATCCTGAGAGGCGCTGGTTTTGCCGCTGGACTGGGCTACGGTATTGGACAGGCTTTCACTGACCATTTCCATAGTGTTCAATGGGTCATATTTCAACGCTAGCGTCCTGTAGCGCTCATTGAAATATGGCATGATTTCCGCCATCGTCATCCCCAAGTAAAAAATGAACTGCTGGGCGGTTTCCTGACCAATCTCCCTAAGCGCGTAATGGCGGACGATTTTTTCATTCAACTCCGCGCGGTGAGATTCGTTGTAAATCGGGTAATAGTCGGCGCTGAGATGCAGTTCGGCGTCCGTGTCATATCCGAACGCAATGAGATTGCCCAGTGTTTCCGTGTATTCGCCGGGCGTTGCCATCGCATAGGCGCTAAAATCCTGTGTCACTACAATACACCTCCGATACCCGCGTCGTATGACGCGGGCATGTCGATATCAGTCGTACCGCCGGCGCTGGAATCCAGCGCGTTGGGCACTCCGGAGCTTTGCGCGTCCGCATACTCCACCCACACGTTCAGTTGCGGCCACAATCGGTTGATTTCCGTCGCCGCCGCCTGCCGCGCCTTGAGAAAACTCAAACGAAACACGTCTACCTTTTCATTGGCCTGCGCCACCTCATCGGAAATGAGCCGCTCTTTTTTCTCGGTGCCGCTGGATTGGATACCCAAATATCCTAGTACCTCATTGGTCACCTGCGCTTTCTGCTGGACGAACTTATCCAACAGGTAAGGTGTTGTGTTCGGCCACGGCTGGAACATGCTACCGGGGTCGAGCGAATCGTAGCCGATGATATAGTCCTGACCATCCTGCCGCTGTTGCAACATGTTCTGCACGGTGAGCTTGGTACGCGGGTCGGCGGTGATGATGGTGGGAAGTTTCAGGCTCTCCAGATTCACGTCATACGCTTTATCAATGTCGGCAAGGCGTCTCGCATACTGCCATGAGATATCTTTGAAACTCATGCGCATGCGATTATCCCAAATCGGGATGCATTCACGGCCCGCCTTGAGTTGCTTGTAATGGTAGTTGACGCCCACCGGCTCGAAGCACGTCGGATTATTATACACATTAAGACGTCCCTGATAGCCAGCTTGTGTGACAAGGAACCGGCCTATACGTTTGTCCTCGAAAAACAACGCGCACCCGTATTCACACAGACACATTTCCAGCCATCGTTCATCCACTGTTGGCGGTAGCCCCCGCCAACTGAACCGGTTCAGTGCCAGTTCAGTCAACAGGTGATAGTACATTGCGTCAAGGTCGGCGGCGCGCGCCTTGGCGTAATTGCCACGCGGATGCAACGCGCCGCCCCTACGATTCTGATTTTTCCTCGACCTAGACATGCCTCTAGTATAGCACTAGAATGAGATGCCCGGCAATGGGTCGTTATCCGCCCAATCGGTCACGCCGATATCATCCGGGTTATTCCATATAGTAGCCCCAGACTCGAACACGCCTTTAATGGTCTGCCGATACTGCTCGGGCAAATCACCTCGCACGTAACACTCCTGCATCTGCCAGTAGGTGAATTTTGTCATACATTCCAGCGATTGCGGCGGCGTGATGAAACGCTGGATAAAATACCCGTAACGCAACATGTACTCTCCGACGCTCCGCAGAGCTGAGGGTGCGCACGTCTTAAATCGAACCAACACCCCGACAATACCGTTCGCGAGGTTAAAACCGTCTCCGCCGATGGCACCGGATGTGGTCGGGGGTGTTAATTGCATCTGCTGTACCTGTGCATTGATACCCGCAATGGTGTTTTGATAGTCTCCGAACGCGGAACGTTGCGCGTAATCCGCGTTCATATCCGCCATATTTTGGGCCAACTGGTTTGAAAGCGCTGTAGTCTGAGAGCCGTATGTGTTGGCCTGACTTGTTGTGGCCGCGTTGGTACTCAGCGAGTTCGCCGTGGAAAGTTGGGCGGCGGTATTGTTGATACTGCGGTTCGCTTCAGTGTTGACACCATTCATGACCGCACCGCCTAATGCCGATACCGCGCCCCCGACATTGCCCGAAGCGGCGTTGCCCGCCACCCCGACCACGCCGTTAACCACGTTATTCAGCTGTGCGAGATCAGCTCGCTGATTGTTGATATACGTCGTGTTGTCCAGACCGGTGTTAAGCGAGGTTGCTTGTATCGCGTTATTGGCGTTGCGGTTGCCGATAGCGAGTTTGTTGGCTTGGGTATTGTACTGGTTTTGCATGGCCGTAGCCGCAAGAGACTGACTGATGCCCATCTGCGCTTTTTGGTACGCCCAGTCAGCGGACTGTTGACTGTAGGAACGAGTGTAGGCACTGTTTGCCATTGCCAACTGAGCGCCATTGTTGACTATCACAAATTGAGGGAAATTGCTGATGCCAAACGCGGCGTCCAACATTTCCCCGCTATCAATGGGCAACCCATTGTTTTTATCAAGAGGAGCAATCTCGCTTGCACCCGCCTTATTATACCCAACCGGGTAAAAGTTCAAGCGCGCACCATTGGGCGCGTAATTATGCACCTCTCTAATAACCAGATTATCGCTTTGAATATTTTCGGGCTTATAGGTGATATTAGTGCCATTCAAGCAAGTGCATTCAACAGTAGAATAGGGGTAGCATTTGAGTTTTTTAAGGTTTTTATAACGTTTAGGGATATTAAAATTATCACGAAAATCATTAATGGTAATAATGTCTTCATATCTGCTGGGCGCATTTGTGGCCGACTGGGGGAAACGGTAGATACGATTATTTAATTCCGAAGGGAGTGTTTTCCCAAACAGCTTATCTACGACATAGCCGGATTGCTTAAGAAAGTCATCATCCAAAGAGGGTATCATGTACATGTTTACAATACCCTGTGTTATCCATGAAAAAGTAGAGCCCACTCCCATAAACACTTGGATAGACTGGATGTCCTTAAAGTACAGTATTTCAGCACCGTTAGCCATGTTCTCAAACAGAGAGCCGCCCGCAGTAGTGAGAGACGGTTTTTCCCGACTACCCGCGTCCGCTGACAAATCTACCGTGCTCACGACTATTACGCCGTAATTCAGATTTTTCCCGTCCATGCCGATAAGAGACTTGTACCGTTGGTTTACCGTCACCATTTCGCTACCGGTGTCCAGCCCCTCGGGTAGTGCGAGATAACTGCGACCATAATCGGTCATCTGGTTTTCGTTGGCAATGCCGATATGGCCCCGCACCACATAACATGAACCAAACCTAAGTACATGCTGGAACGACTGCCAAACGTCCAACTGTACAGTGAGCTGAGTAGTGTACGCATTGATGTAATCCACGTGGTTGATGAAATAATACCAATACCGTGGCGACTCCAAGTCGGGGTAATCGTTATACACCACGACATAGTTGTAGTTGGACGCCTCGTTAAATGGCAGTTCGACGCGCACGGGTTGGCCGAACATGTGCATGACTCCATGCACCCTGTCAATACCGGGCCGTCGGTCGAACCATTCCTGTTGTTTCTGCGGTGATTCGAACCGGGCTAGGTCACGGTAACTACTATCCCACGGCACGTTACAGAGTTTCAGCGACGTGTTGGGCGTCCATTGAGCCCAGTTAAACGTCGCCTCGACGTTAGGGTTGATATCTCTCAGCATACTATCCCTTTCATAAAGAAGGGAGTGTTTCACGTGAAACACTCCCTTTTATTATATCGCAGATTAGGCGACTGTCACAGTGCCCTGACCGCTGACACCGAACAGCGCGGCCGTCAGCTTGGTGGAACCGGCGGCCACTCCAGTGACTAGGCCGGTATTGTCCACTAGGGGTTCGCGTCATCAATCATCATCCAACCTCCGATACGACAAAGCCCGGAGCGCTCACGTGGCTTGCGCTCCGGGCCTTGTATTGCATCTCGTCGTGAGAGAGGGTAGCCAATCGGCCACCCTCTCATTATATCACGCGGTCACTGTCACGCTCTTCTTTCCGGACACGCCGAACAGCGTGGCGGTGATGTCGGACGCGCCCGCCTTGACGCCCGTGATAACACCCGACTCGGACACCGTGGCGTTGGCCGGGGTGCCGGATGTCCACGCGGCCTGCGCGGTCACGTCGGCGGTTCGCCCGTCAATCATGGTCGCCGTAGCGGTCGCCTGTGCCATATGATCCACAGTCACACCCGAGGCATTGACGGCAATCGACGCGATGATGGACGGATTAAATCCGATGACGCCATCGCCGACCACCGGCACGTTCAGGGCGGCGGACACGGTGCCCGGCACTTCCGGGGTCTCCGGATTCGTGTACAGGGCGGTAGCCGTGACCGGAATAGCGGTGTTCGGCTCATCAAGGCCGACCACCAGCACGCCGGTGGGCGAAATGTACGTGTAATCGCTCTTCGGCTTGGCGGTGTCGCCAATGCGATATTCGACAGCATTCGACCGGAACGTGGCCGTGCCCTCGTTGGCAATGGTCGTATCGGCAGTGACCTGTACCGCGCCGCCACGCGCCACGTTCTCCGGCGTGGTCGTGCCACCGCCGTACATAGCGAGCTTGAGTTGGAAGGTCGGCGTCTTGGCCGTCGTACCGGCAGGTGCCACCACGTTCGTGGTGGAGCCCGGGCCCGTCCAGAACATGACGGCTGGGGCGAATCCGGACACCGAGATGATGTGCTGCACATGCAGATAATGGTTGACCGAATTGATATTGACCGGGTTGGTCTGCTGGGTCATCTCATAGATAACGGGAATGTCAATGAGGAGCTTGTCCGTGGTGAGGATGGCTTGCACACCATTCATACCGAACTTGTCTTGTGGGACGACGATAATCCGGTCGATGGTCGGCTCGGCGTCCGTGCGCTGGAACACTGTGGCAAGGCCCTGCACGTCAAGCGCCGACTTGACTTCGGGCGAACAGAACAACACGAGTTCGTCCGGACGGGCAAACGTCGGCATGTGACGCGCATTATACCGGGTGCTGACAAACTTCAGAGTGTCCGCCCATGCGCGAATCTGGCGCAACATATCACGGGCGTCGGTCTCCGTCGAACCCATGTTATTGAGGTCATGCTCCATATGGACACGCCAATAGCCGCCGAGCTTCGCATACTCGACGAACTGGTGGCACATGGCCTCAAAAAGGTCAACCTCGGCGGCGTTGTAACAGGAAGTGAGAATCTGGGAAGTGAGCGAAGCCAGACCGTTTTCGGACGTGAAGGCACGCTGGAGCGTCTTATCATCCGTGGTCGCCGGATAGAAATGGGCAAAATCCAGACGGTGATAGAGCGAATCCACGTCGATTTTCCACTTACGGAAATTATCCGCGCCGAGATATTCCGCGTCCGGGTCATAGACCTGAGCGAGCGGCATGCCCACGGCGATTTCCTGCCACGTGTCGCCATACGCCTGAGATGCACGCTGGAACACGCTCAACGGGTTGTTCCAACGCCACGTGTTCACGTACGTGCCGCCGATACGGTTCACCAGCGCCGAATAAAACTCGTTCTTCAGTTGGGTGGATGACATGAGGGTGGCCATCTGCCTATCCATGTTCATCTGGGTGGCCGAGGGCATACGCCGCTGATATTCGGGTGATGCCTCGTTACGAATCATATTGAGAATCTGTGCGTTATTGAATTCGGTGAGCGGGCGAAGCTGCTGCTTCGGCGTCACCACTGGAGTGGTTGACATGATAATCATTCCTTCCTAATCACTAGTCTTCAAATAGGTCATCGAATGTACTGTAGGTGCCGTTGTAGTCATCGTCGGTCATTTCAGCCGATTCCGGCGTCGCATTGTCATCGGGGCCGTCGTTGAGCACATGGTCGGCTGCCGCGTCGCGCATCGCCTCAATGGTTTTGGACAATTCCGCCACGGTCGCTTCCAAAGCGCTGAGACGGTCGGCCATGTCGGCGGTCTTATCGTCGCCCGCGTCCTCGGGTTCGCCGTCGTCCTGCGTTTCGGGCTCCGGGTTCGGCGTATTGTCATCGGCGGTCGCGTCCGGTTCGGCGTCGGGCGTGGTGTCCGGCTTGTCGTTGGTTTCAGTATCGTCCATAATCACCTCTTAAAGTAGGAGGCATGGCAGCAATCACGCTGCCATGCCGAATTGCTAGGCTGTGCGGGCTCCTTCGCCGTCGCTGGGCGCTGGCTGCGCACGTCTACTTCCGACCGAATCGCCTTACCGACTTGCCTCACGGTCGGGCCATCGAATCGACTTGGGACGCACACCCCGCTACCAACTATCATAGCACAAAAACATGGCCGTCATCATTGAGATGACGTGACCCCGGCAGAAACTCATCATAGGGGATGGGGGCGGCACGATGCACGCCACTCAAACGCATTACCGCGTCACCATTCGTTTCCACGCCGCAATATTTACGATTGCCGAGAATGCGGAGCCTCTCATAGGTATGGTCGTTTTTCCACGCCCCAAGCTTCCGGTCATCCGTTTCCATACCTTCGGGCGCGTCCAACCCTTCCAATATCATGCCGTCGGTGTCGGCGTAGAGTACGCGGTCGGCGTTTGCGTTCATCGCACGGGATAGTGTTTGACGCCCGTAGGAGTTCACATAGGCGGCGGTCGGCAACCACGCCAGACTGTTGGCCGACTCGGGCTTGTCCACGGTAAAATCCACACCCCCGTCCGCCGATGGTTTCGGGTGCAGCATTGGCCGGTACAGCGAGGCCCCGAATTTTCCCACCAACGAGTTCAGTAACAGTTTCGCCATTTGCCGACGCTCTCCGGTTGCGGTTTGTTTCACGTGAAACCATTTATCGACATAGTTATAATAAAGTCCGTGCGATTTACGGAATTTCCAACCGCCCACATGCTCCCACACATGCACGTCATAGTTTTCGGTCAGCGTTTCCCAATCCACATCCGTGACTGGCATAGTTACGACGCCTAACGTACTGTCCAAGCGTTCGCCCTCATACCCCCATACGGGGAGAATATTGGTGAGCGTCGCCGTTTTCCCCGTTTTCAATCTTGCATCAAACGCGATAATGTCGATATGCAGCGGATAATCGGGGTCATGTTGATACTTCCCGTCGTACCATATGGGTGAACCTACCGGCATGGGCGCATCTCGCATGATACTCGGGTAGAGGCTGTTTACGTCCCAGCTCCGGCAATCCCGGTATTCGCCCGGCTTGCTGTGTACTATCGCCCCATAGTAGGCGGGACGCATCCGATGATAATCGTTCTTGGCCAATGGTGGGAAATGGCGTTTGAATCCGGCGTAATCCCCGTCGATATAGTCGGTCATCGCCATTGATGCTATCGTAGTGCCTTTGAGATTCAGGGCGGCGCATTCCTGTGCGATGTTCCACGTGGTTTCCAAATCGTCCGCACCGCCGAATGTTTCACGTGAAACATTCAGGCCATCATCGCGCGTGATGTTACGCACGTCCACGAAATCCACGGTGATACCGCCCATGCGCACGCGGAAACTATAGAAGTGGCCGCGAATGTTGAACGTTCCCCATACACCATCCTTGCTTGGGTTCGATTGCAACGGCAGTCGTGTCAACAGCTCGGCGGCTATGGGCTTGATGTCCTGCCATCCGTGAGCGCACCATACGCGCGTATGATGATCGAGCATGGTGAGACGGATGATGGCGGTTGCCGTCAATGGTTCCGGGCCGTCATCCGTCAATAGTGTTGCGCCGTCTGTTACCGCCGTTCGACGCTCCCTCATAATTCCATCCTTTTAGTGTCGTGTCGCGCTAGTCATCCATTCATCAAGTCGTGTCTCCACATCGCCCGCATCCGCTTTTGTCTCCCATTTATGTGTCTTATCATTATACCATGCGGCTTCACGTACCACGACGCTGAAATTCGTGTTGTTCATCAGCCATCGTTTTTGACGGTTCGATAAAGACGCGAATTTTTGGGCTATACTGGAGTCGAATGCCTCAAGTTGCTGTTCGACCCTATCAAAATCCGCAACCCCCTCGTTCTCGGAAATTTTTCTAGTACCTGCACGCAATGGCGCTCGGCCTATAAGCCCAGCGTATTCGAGTATCTCTCGATTAAGTCCCCGCCTACTCCCCTCTCGTATCATCACACGCGCGTGGCTTATGCCACGCTCCGTACCAAACACGTTCGCACGGTTGCGTGTGAGTTCGTCGCGCGCCGAACCGCCGACCGTATGAGTGCCCAACACATCAAACGGAGACTCTCCCGCGCGTTCCATTTCACGCATTTCGGCCACGGTATAGCGGGCCATGCTCAACGCCTCGAATTGTTGGGCGCGTTTGATTTTCTGCCGCGCCTCGATACGGCGGCGCTGTTGCTGTCGTAATGTTTTCCGGCGTTTTGATGGGGCGGCGGCGATTTCCGCGTCGGTAATCAGCGGGCGCGCCGCCAGCACCCTATCAAGTTTCGTGATATGCACGTCGGGAACGACTTGATACGGTTCATTGTCACGCGCCCTTAAGGCTTGCTGCTGTTCCCCGAATTCCCGCCCTATACGGCGTGCGACCTGTTCGAGCTGCTGGGCGCTGAGTTTGCCTAGAAATGTTTCGGTGATTTGTTTTGGGAGGCGTCCGGTACTGTAATCCCTTACCGCTCGTTCTTGACGTACCTGTGCAGACCTGATGGCGGCGTTACGTTTCAGATTGTTGGCGCGTCGGTTGTTTTTACGTTTAGCCACGGCCCCTCCTCTTATAAGTGTAAAACACCCCCCGCCGTAAGGATGGAAACGACGGGGGGTGAGTCTGGCGGCAACATCCCTATAGGGACATTACCACGCTATCATATGATGTGGACAAAGAGGCTACCCACGGTCTTTTTCCGACACTAGTTCGAGATCAAAGAATTTAAATCCACGGCGACTCCTCTTCTCCACAACCTTGAGAACAATCGGATGGCTCCACTTGTCCGGCGTGCCGAAAATGGCGAACAGATTGCCAAAAGCGTGCGCCAATGTGGGGGAGGCGGCGGCAAAGTCGCCCTCCTCCGCATGAATAACGACGCGGGTAGAAGGGTTGATTTCGCCCGTTTCCTGATTGGTAACCTCGATGGCCTGCGCCAGCACGTTGGTCACGTGCAGTGGCTCATTGAGATGCTCGTCCACCTTGTCGGCGGTCTGCATGGCGTTGTACAGCGCCATTTTACCGTCCATAGTGGTGGTGTCGAAGAAGTGTGACACGGCGTTGGCACCGTTCGCCGCAAAATTATTGCCGTTTGTTACGGTCAGTTCGTTGTCAGCCATGATTATTGTTGCCTTCCTTATAATGGTTTATTAATTATTTTCCTCGGAGATGATATCATCTTCAACCACGTTGCCGTTCATCGACCCCGGATACTCGATAATGGTATCATCTCCAAATTCACAATTAGCCCAATAGATTGCCTCATCCATGCGCGTTACCTGCGCATGATATTCAGCGGACATGGGCAACATGTCCTTGTTAATCTTGCGGGCTTTTTTCATTGCCATGTCAGCCGTGCGACACGCGCCATCCACGACCACCTCGGCGTCCACGAGTTCGCCGTTTTCACCGCGCGTAACACCGCGCACAATACTATAGTGCTTGGCTCGCTTAATGTATGCCATAATCATACCGCCTTCTTCTTAGTGTTGCTGCTGCTGTGACATTCTTGCGATGTCTTCATCAGTATATCGAACCTCGGCCAGATTGTCAAAACAGAGACACGCAATTTTGATGATGGTCTGAGCGAACTCATCACCCTTCCAAGTCTTGCACATCTCATAACAAGTTGCGCCCTTGACATGACAGACCGCGCACCACGCCACCATCGCCGGACAGTAAATAAGCCCGGACAACATTTCAATGTCCTGCGTTCGTGATAATGCGGCGTGCATCGACGAACTTGGCGAGATGCTCAGACAAATGTCCGCCGCATGCTCGATACTATCAGCAAACGCCACCTGACCACCCTGAGGCTTATAGAAGTCCTTGAGTAGAGCTACAGTACGGCAAAACGTTTCCCAATCACCCTCACCTTTATTGTACTCGCGCAAATGCAGATTACGCCGACGGCCACGAATGGCACGACGCACACGGTCATCATCCAAAACACCATCATCAAACCAATTCGTGCGGTCATCAATGCTCTTCATAATCAACACCTCTCTTCCAACGACGTATCAGCAAACGCCATCGCATCAACCAGCATATGAGCCACCTGCGCATAATCGCACGCATCAAACGCCACAGCCGACCAAACCAAACGACGCCTGCCGCCAGCCTGAGAGCGCAACAGCACCGCATATCGTAGTTCATATATCCGATTATGAGGACAATACACCACCCGTACTTCACCGTCCTTAAACTTAGACGGAAACACGGCAATAACCTCATCACTCACCATCATCAAACACCCCCTCAAACGGCAGACGCACCTCAACAACACCGTTCAAAACCCCGTTTTGGTCAAACGAGGAATGAGCAAAACCAACATACACATCAAACCCATGAAACATACGACGTACAACATCAATCACACCATCCAACGCCTCCTTAAACGTATCCGCCGGATATGGGCCATACACCCCCACATACTCATGCGTGAGCTCATATACCGTAAAATCATCAGGCGTAACAGTAAAACACCACATCTCAACCACCATCCTTTCCATATCCCTTTGGCTGATAGTTACATAATACCACACCACAAACACAACACGCCGAACAACAAAAAACAGAAAGAAATCTACGCGCTTAAATTATGAGCAAAACTACGCGCTTAGATTACGAGATAAAACAACACGCAGAAATGACAACGGAAAAGAGGCAGGCAAAACAGAAGACAACAGAAACGATAACAAATGGCAGAACAGGAACGGCAAAAAAAAACACAGGACAAAACGCAAAAGCAAGACACAGCACAGAACGCAAGAGCAAGACACAGAACAGAACGGTTATGGAAAAAGGATAGCTGCTGGGGCCCCTCCCCTCCTTTT